ACAGCACCTTGGCGGTATCGGTCAGCTTGGCTTGCGTATAGAGCGATTCTATCTCCTCGTAGCTCATTCCGGCCAGGTCAGCGTAATCGTTCCACGTCTTGGCCTTGCGGAACCACGTGCCGTGCCGGTAGTGCGTGGCGGAGATATACTGCTCGTTCTGGAGTTTCTCCCAGACCTCGGCGTATTCCTTCGAGATTTCGGCGGACTGGTTCTTCAGTTCGACGCTCATACGGGAGAAATACTGCATCGAGCTTTCGTTAATCTGCTGTGTCAGGCGGAGACGTTCGCGGAGGATGGCATTGTATTCCAGTTCCTTCATCTCGGTTTCCACCAGGCTCAGCAAGTACTGTTGCAGAATCTTCTTATTCTCCTCGACCCGCTTCTTGAACCCGCCAATGATGCCCGTGATACCGGACAGGATACCGGTGGCACCGCCTATCGCATCACCCGCCATGATACGGCCTACGCCTCCGGCTATATCGCCAACGCTGGCAACAAGGTTGGCCGAAGTTTCGAGGGCTGCACCGAGCGCATCATCGAACAACTCTGCCGTTTCTGCCGCCAACGAAAGCCCGTCGGCTATTTTGTAGCACTCTTCCCCGATGGCGAAAGCACGGCCCGAACTATCTATCTCATCCCATGCGTCAATCAATCCCAACAAGCCGCGCCGGGCCTGTTCGGTTTCATCCGTAAGGGATTGGATTTGTTTCTTTGCCTTTTCCCACTCTTCATCGTTTACCGCGCCGAACCGTTTCTCAAACTCGCTCCGGTTGTCAAGCCCCGTGGTCGGTAACTTAAAGCTGTCGGCCGTCGCTTTCAGGGTCTCAAGAGCGACCTTGCGGCCGGAGATGATCAAGGTGTTTTCCAACTCCTTCACCTTCTCCTCGTAATGCTTCATTTCGTCGTCGAAGCGTTTCCGGTCTTCGTCCGTTGTGGCCGTATCGCGTTTCTTCCGGGCGGCAGCCATCTGCCCCTCATAATAGGCAAGGGAACCTTCCGGAGCGGATTCCTTTTCTTTCCACCCGCCCTGTTTTCCGGTAATGGCTTCTAATTTCTTTTGCTCTTCCTCGATTTCCTTCAGAGCCTTGTTATAGTCGGCTTTGTTGGTTAATTGCTCTAACGCCTCCTGCTTCTGCTGGATGGAAGCTTTGATGGCACCGACCGAGCCTGCCACCAGCGCGTCGGTGGTCTGCAAGCCTATCCTCTTTAACGTCTCCTGTTCCTCGTTGCTGTATTCGATGTATTTCCGGATAAGGTCGTTGCCCGACTGGAAGAGGTCGGTGGCCGATTGGTTCAGCTCCGCGATGCGCTCTTTGGCGTAGGCTTCCGGACTGAGGTCGGCACCGGCCAAGGCACCCGACGGGTCTTCGCTGGCGGCGGAGCGTGCCATAAAGGACTTGAAACGGTCGCCGAACGTTACGCCCGCCTTCTCCGCCGCGTCCGCCTCCTGCATCTTCTCGATGGCCTTCTTGTACTCCTCGGCCGCCATATCCATTGCGGCGGCAGCTTGGGCACGGGCGGTAATGCTGCGGATGAACTCCTCTTTCTGGTCATTGAATATCTTTTCCGCGTCGGAAACATTGCGGATGGCCACGCCGAGCTGGTCGAACGCGCTCCGGTTGCTCAGGATATACCGCTCTTTCGCCTCCAGGTTGTTGCCGAGCGCTGTCCATTCGGCAGACATCCGCTGGAGTTGCGCGATGGTAGAGGCGGAAGTATCGGCCACGCTCTTTTGGAACTCCTCGAGCGTCTCCAGCGTGTCGGCCAGCGATTCCTTTGCCGAGAAGAGCCCTTTTGCCCAAGCGATAATCTCCTTGCTGTACATGGAGAGGACGGTGATGCCCACCACCAGCGCGGTCTGCCACGAGAGGATTCCGGAAAGAAGCTGCTTCCAGACGGGCGTGGCCGACTGGCCGCTCTCCCTCAGCGCATCGTACTCCCGGTGGGCAGCTCGGATATTGTCGGCCAAGATGGGGAGGTTGTTCGAGATGGCGAGGAAGAACATGTTGGCACCCATCGTGAACGAGGGTAACTCACGGGCGACCTGTTGGATGGACATGGAAAGGTTGTTGAAACCCGTCCCCGCCGAGCGACTGTAGGCCGATAGCCGGGATTGCGCCACCTGAATCTCCTTGTCCACCTCGCCAATCTGTTGCAGCACGCCCTGACCGGCCGCCCCCTCGCGCTCCGCCTTCGACATATTGTAATAGGTCTCGGTGAGCTTCTGGAGACGTTGCGTCAGGCTGACCACGCTGTCCGATGCCTGGCGTTCGGCGGCGGTCTGTTCGTTCAATGCCTTCTGCGTTACGGAGAGGTCGCGTAGAGCATTGATGTTCTCCTGCACGGCGACCGCCATCTTCCGGCTCTCGGCCGACATGGAGTTGTACGCCGCCGAGCTGTCCGCCACCAGACGCTGGTACGTCTTGGCCGATTCGTCGCGCAGCCCCTTGATGCCCAGCGTTACCTTCTCGACCTCCTCGTCGAGGTTACCGCGAAACTCGAATGTGATATATACAGGGTCGTTTGCCATTTTACTTCAGTCCTAAAAATTCCAGTTCTTCCTCTTCGGTTTGAATAATATCTTCCTCTTCCTTCTTCTTCCGCATCCGACCGATGTCGTTAATCATCATCAGGACGACGCACCAGGGGATGCAGTTCATGATTTCATCATAGGTGAACGCGCCTTGACTGATCAGGGCGTAGATTTGTCCGAACGGGCTATGGGGAGGCTCGTACTCCTCCGTTAACTCCCGGTCTCTGTCTGGCTCAGTGTCGGATCCGTCATCTTCAGTTGGCTTACCGACCTGATAATACTTACGAAAGCCTCCGCACCGCTCAGGACGGTGATTATTTTCACGAGTTCCGCCAGGTTGGGGAGCGTCGAGTGGCTACGGATGTACCAGGCAAGCGGTCGGTTCAGAAGCCAGGCCGAGAAGGAGCCGCGTATCAATCCGTAGGCAATAATCCGCGAGGCTGTTACGCCATGTTGCCCGATGTATTCCAGTACTGTTCCGAAGCTCTCCGTCTTGACCTTTTCCGGGTCGATGCCCATCCGGACAAAGAGGCGGGACATGCGGAACAGGTTCGATGCTACCGGCCGTTTTACCCAGATGGGGATTGTCTTCCGGCCAAATATCCGGAGCGGCCACGGTGCGGGTAGATTGATTTTAAGCCGCCGGTCTAATAAGGCATCGGCGGCTTGAGCTTCTATCTGTTTCATGAGCTGGGCTGTTGTTACTCGTTATCGTCTGTTCCCTGCGACTGGCCGCCGGAATCCGGGTCGGGTTCGCCGAGCTTGTAAATTTCATACGGCCCGTCTTCCTCCCCGATGGGCGATTGTGCCGTTGCGGTAACCTCTATCTGGGCGATATCCGTGTTCGTCAGGTTCCAGACGAAGCGGGCGGTTACTTTGGCACGAGGGATGTCGATTACCACATTGTAGCGGCTGATGGCGCGTACTGCCTTTTCAACCTGTACAATATCTTTCGGAGCGATGTACTTATCCACCGTATAGGTTTTGCCATCGATGGTTACCTTTTGGGAGGACTTAACCGAGCCGCCAAATACGGCCTGCAGTGCCTCGTTATCCCATTCCATGAAGTTCAACCGGATTTGCTTCAATCCGGCAGCCGTTACGACGGTCTCTTCCGGAACGGTCGGTTCCTCTTCCGAGTAGAAGTCCTGCGTGGTATCGGCTTCGGTGTTGAAGGAGGCCGTTCCCTGCAGGGTCTTCGCCAGCTGCTTCATCGTCTCCGGCATACCACCCGCCGGGTTCACGTCGCCGAAGAGTGCCATCTTCAGTCCGATGGATCTTGTTTTCTTTGTTTCTGACATTTCAGTATGATTAAAAAGATTATTATCAATATAAGTATCATTACAACCCCGTTTAAAACAGGTTTAAAGCGGGAGAGCAGGGTGGCCGCCGCCGGTTCTTTCTGTTCCGTCAGCCCGGCAGAACTGTCCCGGATGCGGTCGATGCTTTCGTCGGCCGTGTAGGTCAGGGCGGGAATGCCTGCCGTTTCTGCCCGGAGATTCAGCGAGCCGCCCGTTACTTCCGCCGTCAGCCTCAGTCCGTCCGCCTCTTTGGTGAGCTTTTCGCCTTCGAGGAGGCTACGGAGGCTGTCCGGCGGAATCCGGAATGCCAGCGTCTTTGCCGGTATTGCTGCGAGGGCGACGGACACCTTTCTCTGCCATCGGAGGCTGTCTGCCTTTTGGATGGTAGTACTTCCGCTTGTAGTCCGACACGACGAGGCGAGCAGGGCAACGCTCCCAATAAGGGCAAGCCGAAAGCTTCTCCACAATGCCCTCCAGGCGGAACATGCGGCTGCGGAACTCCTGCACCTGGTCGTATAGCCAAAGAATCGTCTCATTGTCTCTTGCTGCCATTTGCCGGGACACGTCGTCCTTTTCCAACGCCTTCTTGCGGCGCAGGAGCGGCAGGCCGGCTATCCAGTTGAGGAGCACAATCAAGCCGCCGCCCGTGCCCAGGTAGTTGAACAACGCATCCCAATCCATCGCCTTTACGCCTCAGTTTTCTTTCGGAACAGCCCGATAATCCACTGGATGAAGCCCGTATCGGCGATGCCGTTCGCCACCAAAGATGCGCCCAGGCCGTACAGCAGGGCGATGTACCACTCGACATCCGCCACGAATCCGGCGTCGAGCCACCACAGGAGCATGGCCGCCGCGATGCCGACTGCCCAGCTCACTATCTGTGTAACCAACCCTTCCATCTTCGGGAAGAGTGCCTTGATGCCCTCGACCAGGAGTACCACGCCCGATGCAAAGCCCGCGAATGTGGCAATCATGGTGTCGTAATCCTCGGCCGGGACGTCCGCCGCCGTCTGTGCCATGACCGGTAGACAAACAGCCAGCATCATCATCAATAAACCCATCATTTTCTTCATATTATCCGATGTTTGAATTGTTAGTTTATAATCTTGGGTTATACTCCACCGCCATCTTCTTGTCCTTCGCTACCACCTCCGGAAGCTGCCGCCGAACTCTTTGCCGAATAGATGGCAGCCTGATATTTATTCCGGATAGGCAACGCCGTGAAACGCTTCTGGAAACCGATCACGTCGCCGCGTTCGCCGGGATCTTTGTACTTGGCAAACACTTCGATGTCTCCATCGGCACGCATCACCTCATCGGCGCAGTAGAACAGCGAGCATTGCGTATCGGTATCCTGAGCCGCCGTGCCGAACGCTACCTTTGCGCCACTCGTGGCATTGTAGTAAGGTAGTTGGCTGAAGGTGTAGAGGTCAAAACCGAATATCTTGTTGCCGGTCAGCATCTCCTTGTAGAGCTTCATATCCTCCGCCATCAGGTCGGCCAGGTGGTAAGGATTCAGGACGGCAACCATTGTCGAGGGGTCGATATCCAGCGAGCGGAACCAGGCATCCAAGTCCAGAATGTCCTGGAAGCTGAGCGACTTCACCCCGCGGTTATTGTCTGCTCCCGAAGTGGCCTTTACCGGGGTCAAATCCTTATTCGTCTGCGGTGCCCAACTGTTGGCTGCAAATGCCGCCGTCTTAGCCTGCAGGGTATTGCGATGCTGGCGGACAACGCTGTCCATCTTATCGTACGCCAGTTCCATCGCCTCGACGTTGCGCACGACGGTATTTTTCGTGTCGAACGTGTGGAGCGGCAGTTCCAGCGCTACATCCGTACGGCTCGCCGTCGGCACGGGGAAGGTGGTGTTATCGACCAGTACTTCCGGAGCGACACCCGCCTCCGCCAAATTGATTTTATTGTATTCCACCATCGCCGTCATATCGACCGAGCGGGCCAGGAACGTACGGCTGGGGTAGAACCCTTCCATCAGCATGGAAATCCAAATTTGTTTCTCTATAGCCATGTTTAATCACTGTTTAAATGTTACTTAATCCGTTTCTTCAATTCCTCGAACGCTTCCGGGTCGGTCTCCTTCAGACGCTTCAATCCCTCTGGGTCTTCTTTTGCCCAACGGAGGTACGTCCACTCGGCACGGTCTTTCGTCGATGTAGCCTTACCGGTGCCGTGCGTTACCTTCCCGGCCAATGATTCCCGCGTGGGGATGGCTTCCAGCGTAGTCTTTGCCATGTCGAAATCGGCAAGGGCGAGTTTTATAAACTGTTCCTTCTTGTCAGCCGTGATACGTCCGTCTTTGATAGCCAGTTCGACCAAAGCCTCAGCCTGTGCCTTGTGCTGGTCGTTCAAATCCTTTTCCGCTTTTTCGACACGGGCTTTCAATTCCATGATGGCAGCGGAGATGGCTTTGCCGTCCGCCTCGTTGCTTTTCAGGCCGAGAGCCGCATACGCTTCGGCCGTTAAGATGATCTTGTCCATTTCGTCTTGCTTATTTAAGTGTAATAATGATTCGATACTGAGCCGGATCTGGTCATCCGGTATAACCTCGCCTTGTGCGTTATAGAGCCGGAGCGCGTTGCGGTTGCTGGGAACGCTGACTAGGCTGACCTCGCACAGTTCCCAGTCCGTTACCGTGATGCGCTCTTCGCCATCCGGATTCGTCCGGAGTTCTACCGCATAAATCATGATTCCGGGACTGCATCCTTTAAGAAATCCCTTCTCGCCCTGTCGCTTGCATTTGGCTGCCAACGCGTCTTCCTCATCATAGACCGGCGTGCCAATCAGCTTTGTCCCCTCTACGCGAAGTCCGGTCATTTGGCCAATCAACTTATCTGCCTCATGGTTAAATAGCATTACCGGATTGGCGTTAAAGCGTTCAAACCGTCCGGCTGCGTTCAGGAGGACAAAACCGTGGCTGTTGACAACACTTTCATCGTTCAATATGTAATCGTTCATACGCCTTGTTTTTGCAGCAAACTTACTGCTATGCCATTCGCCTGTAAAGTCAAGAGGAAAAGATCGGAAGAGCGTCGT